TTTAAAAAAGGTAATTTGAGGATTACCAGTTAAATAAACATCCTGAGCACCATAAGCTACTAATTGAAGAAGACCACCACCCATTTACGCTATATTCTTTATACTATTAGAGGAGAAAAAAATATAGATTATAAGACACAATTTTAATTTTATATATAAACCTTAATATTTATAATTCAAATATAATGATGTTTAAAGAAAAGTCATCAAAGAAAAAGGTGGCTGCTGATATAAATGAAACTTTTACATTAGATGCTATGCATAATAATATGATAAGGGATTTTGAAAAAAGCGATAAGGAAAAGTTGTATTACGAGAATAAATTGAGATACTGTGAAGAGCAGAAAAATGATATATTAAATACTATAAAGAATACCAGTGATAAAGAGACAAGTAGTAAATTATGGTTCAGTAATATAGAATTAGGAGAAGAAATATTAGATATCAAATCAAAATTATATGAGTTAAATAAATTAGATGAAATAGAGTATTATAAGAGTACAAGCGATATACTCTTTCAATACTATGATACCGTGAATAAACAATCGGATATCAATCAAAATTTAAACTATTTAAAGGATATTAATAATAAATCAAAAATATATAAAAAGGATAGCAAGAAAAAGAAGGGGATAGTAGCAAATACAATAAATGTATTAGAGGCGCTAAATAATATAGACAATAAAAAACCTATAGTTGAAAAAACCGTTGTCGATGATTCTAAAGATGACCTGAAAGATAGAGGCTTAGAAACTTCTTATGAGTATAATAAGGATAATAAAATGGAAACAATGCAAGACAAGAGTTCTTTAGTAGATAAATATATGGCTATAATAAACAATAAATATATTAGAACAGTTGAAGAAGAAAATATAGAAATTTGCAAAATATGCAAAAATAACATGACGTGTCTTCAGTATGATGCAATAATTGTGTGTAATTTTTGCGGATATCAGGAATTACTATTAGTAGAGCAAAATAGACCTATATTAAAACAGAATACTAAGGATACTTCGCATTTTTGTTATAAACGAATAAACCACTTTAGAGAGTGGTGTAACCAAGTGCAGGGCAAAGAGAGTACTGATATACCGGATGAGATATTTGAAAAGATTTTGATAGAAATTAAAAAAGAGAAGATTACTGATTTAAAAAAAATAACCTATTTGAAAATGAGAGATATCCTTAAAAGGCTAAGGATAAATAAGTACTATGAGCATATCAATTATATAATAAATAGGATCAATGGAATACCTACACCACAATTTAGCCCAGAGTTAGAAGATAAATTATGCAATATGTTTAGAAGCATTCAAGCACCTTTTCTAAAGCATTGTCCAAAGGATAGGAAAAATTTCTTATCTTATAGTTATGTTTTATATAAGTTTTTTCAGATACTTGGATTAAATGAGTATTTGAAATACTTTCCTTTATTGAAGAGCCGCGAAAAGCTCTATGTGCAAGATCAGATATGGAAGAAGATATGTATAGACTTAAATTACGAAATAATTCCTTCTTTATAACTTTTACAAAAACGAGTACATAATTTATTTTTCTTTGAACTTTTAAAAACTTTTTGAAATTTCTAAAATTTTTTCAATTATGTACTCATTTTTAATCCTAAATTATATACATCATCATTTTTAAATAAATCCAATAAATATAAGACAGATGCCAGCACTATAGCTAAGCCCGCTATTCTAAGAATGTTAAATCTCAGGTCTATTATTAGTAACGCAAACATGGCTATAACAAATCCAAGTAATAGATACTGTAATACAACATATGCGTATGTAATCTCCATTATATCTATCATAATTAAACATTTTATTGTAAAAACATATAAGATTTATAATAATAATATATATTAAGAATAAATAATTATGGCCGACGCAGTGAACTCAACGCTTGTATCAACGAAAGAAGTAGATTATTTGGACGAGGATAAACCCATCAGAGGACAAAATTATGTACTCCTATCCTTTTTGAGTCCCGAAGATGTTATTGTTAAAAAGGATGCTTATATTTTTAGCAAATTTATTGAGAAGTTTAGCGGAGATATGAAGACTCTCCTTGATTCTCTTAAAGAAAAATATCCCGACCAAAAGGATATGGTCGATACTATTGTAGAAAATAACAATTTTATCTTTGATTACAAGGAGATGAACGAGCAATACAACTTCTATAAAAATGTAAATAACGATGAGCTCGAATCAAATTATCACCGTGATAACAACTTTATTACTTCTATGCGCGGTATTAAAGTAAGAGGGACTTTTGATACTATTGATGAGGCTAAAAATCGCAGCGAATTTTTGAAGAAAATAGACAGTAAATTTAACATTTATATTGCTCAAGTAGGTTGCTGGTGTCCATGGTCTCCCAATCCCGAATGCCTTGAAAATCAAGAATATGCTGAGACGCAACTCAATACTCTCATGAAAGAATATAAGAAAAATATGGATAATCGCGATGTTATCTTTGAAAATCGAAAGCAATCAATTGCTATAAATGCTGCTCCAGTAGGAGACAGTGTATCAGAGGAGAATGAAGAGAAAGTTGATAATGTAGAACTAAGTACCATCAAAGAAGAGCTTGAAAAGGTCGATGCATGGAGTCAAAAGAATGTTGAATAAAAAATTAATATTACTCAATTTATTTTTTAGCTATTTATAATTTATAGTAGAGCTATATTCGTAATTCTGGATCGAGGAGGTTTTTTTGATTCTTTAGATTCTTCTGATACTTTAGGTACTTCTGATTCTTTAGATACTTCTGATTCTTTAGATACTTCTGATACTTTAGATTCTTCTGATACTTCTGATACTTTAGATTCTTCTGATACTTCTGATACTTTAGATTCTTCTGATTTATCAGATACTTTAGGTGCTTTAGGTTCTTCTGATACTTCCGATACTTCTGATACTTTAGATTTATCTTGATCATCTGGAACTTTAGATACTTCTGATTTATCAGATTTTTTAGATTCTTCTGTTTCTGTAGGACCCACAGGACCCGCCGCAGGTACCGTAGGTATCTTTGATTCCTTCTTAGGTTTCTTAGAAGAATCAGCAACTGCAGTTTTTTCATTCTTTTCCTCCATAGTATTTATATACTTTTCAACAGATGTAAGTATTGAATTAATATTAATTTCTAATTTTGATCGACCACCCTTATTCGATATGTCGTTGTTTTTATTATCAATAAAAATAATCTCTTTGCCGTTATTTATCAAAATAAATGTAATCATAGGATATTCATCAGCCTTTTTTATAATTGCACTTACGCTTTCTCTAATTATATTTATAACACCAACAGTATCTGTAACACCAGATACATTAGTAGCCTCCCACCGAGTATTTTTAATTATTTTTATAATATTAACATCATTTTGAGTACTAATAATATCTTCTAACGCGGATACTATATCTTCGTTATTATCTAATGAATAATATAAAATAGTGTCCGCTACAATAGATTGGGTATTGTCTATTAATACACAATATTGATTTTGAGAGACTTTTCTGGCACTCATTTCTTATTTTATATTATATATTAAAAATAATTCTATATTACAATATTAAGAATGAAAGCAATTGCTATATTTTTACTTTTTATAGGTACCATATTAATAGTTCAAGGATATTATAGTAAAAAAACTAACATTACTGAAAAAGAGAAGATAATAGTTAAATATATTCCAAGAAGTACATATGAAGAACAGATGAATCCGCAAGAAAGCCTCGAAACATATTATAAAGGAATGTTTGAAAATATAATAGTTTAATGATTATTTTTATCCTTAATATTATTAAATGGATGTATTAAGAAATATTGAAAAAAAATTATTAACTATTTTGAGTGATAAAGACAAAATAGATATATCTAAGATTAATAGTTTAAAAGAGGATATACGATTATACAATGAAGATATTAATAAAAAAATACAACTGTTAAATGATAAGAAAAATAAATATATAGAGCAATATCATAATAAAAGATTAATTAATGAAGAAAGATATGAAAAATATATAGCGGCTAAAGAAAACTTAATGGAAGAACTGAAAAGGAACAAGAGCAAACTGGCTTTAAACAATTATCTAAACGAACAATTTAAATATCCTCACGTCGTTCCTGATATATATACCTATGAAAATATATCATTAAAAGAAGAACGTCCAATACGTGATCCCTCCAAGCCTCCTGCTAAGCCTCCTGCCAAGCCTCCTGCTAAGCCTCTGGCTAAGCCTCCTGCTAAGCCTCCTGCTAAGCCTAAAGTAAATGAAGTAAAACCAGAGAAAGAATGTCCGGAAGGTAAAGAAATAAATCCTGTTACTAAACGCTGTGTTAAAATATGCGATAAGGATAAAATAAGAAATCCAGTAACTGGAAAATGTGAAAAAATCAAGGCCGAAAAGGCTGAAAAGGCTGTAAAGGCCGAAAAGGCTGTAAAGGCTGTAAAGGCCGAAAAGGAGTGTCCGGAAGGTAAAGAAATAAACCCTCTAACTAATCGCTGTGTTAAGATATGTGATAAGGATAAAATAAGAAATCCATTAACAGGCAAATGCGAAAAAATTAAAAAATAATAACTTCGTGCAATATATATTCTTTTTCTGAGATATTATTAGATACCTTCAAAAATGCCTACGAGAATTAAACAAATTGCTGATATAAAAAACAAAATATTATCTAAAATCCTAAAGGTAGATCCTAAAAGTCTTAAATCAGCAGAAGCATCTAAACGTTCACAATCCAGCAGCTCAGGAATGGATACTCGAGTAATTGCAAATATACAAAATAGAATCAATAATCCATTATTTAGCCTCACGATAGATGATTATGAATTAATGTGTGGCAATAAGATGATTACTAAAATGATATCTAAAGTTTTAGAATGCGACGAGAAACAGCTTAGAAAGTTCTGCAAGTATATCAATGTCTTCAAGGAGAATATCAATTCATCTCCTAAATCTATTAAGAACAAAATGAAGCCTAAAATGACTCTTAATAAATTACCTAATGATCTAAAAACACAAATAATAGAAAAGTATATGAGCTTTTTTCCTACTAAATATGTATTAAGAGATTTTATACCTCTTGAAAAATTAAATTGGCAGTGGCTATCTTCTAATCCAAATGCTATAGATTTATTAAGAGAAAAGATGGATAATGAAAACAAATTGAGTCAAGAAGTATTAAATAAAGTAAACATTAAAGATAAAATAGATTGGGATGGGTTATCGGGTAATCCTTATGCTATAGAATTATTAGAAGAAAAGATTAATAGAGAAAATGAAATGAGTAAAGAATATTTGGAAACTTTTCGCGTTTTCAATAAAATAGATTGGTTTTATTTATCTAAAAACCCACACCCAGAAGCTATAGAATTATTAAAAAAAAATCAAGATAAAATAAATTGGAGAAGTTTATCAGAAAATCCAAATGCAATAGAATTATTAAGAGAAAAGATTAAAGCAGATAATATATCACCAAAATCGACCTTTTCTCATAATAATATATTTGATGATCAAAAAATAAATTGGTATATGCTATCAAAAAATCCAAACGCCATAGAATTATTAAAAGCTAATTATGATAAAATAAGTTGGGGATTTTTATCAGAAAATCCAAATGCCATAGAATTATTAAAAGCTAATTATGATAAAATAGATTGGGGGCTTTTATCGGACAATCCAAATCCCAAAGCAATAGAATTATTAAGAAAAAAGTTTGAGATAGAAAAAAAAACATCTAAATATGATTTAGATTTGACTAAAGATAAAGATAAAATAAATTGGCAATATTTATCGAGAAATCCAAATGCTATTAAATTATTAAGAGAAAAAATTAAAGAGGAAGATGATATACCATACGATTCAATATATACTCTTAATAAATTATCTTATAATCAAAAAATAGATTGGAGATTGTTATCTTCTAATCCTAACGCCATTGAATTATTAAAAGTCAATCAATATAAAATAGATTGGAAATGGTTATCAAGGAATCCAAATCCAGAAGCTATAAAACTAATAAAAAAAAGATTAAAATACCTACAAAATTTAAGTGATGATGAATATTATGATTTATCTGAATCAGAACATTTAAATTGGGAAAACCTATCTCAAAATCCAGCCGCTATAGAATTATTAGAAGAAAAAATAAAAGAAGAAGAAATGTATGAATATGAATTAGAAGATTTAAAAGATTTTCAAAAAATAAATTGGAAATTATTATCATCTAACCCAGCTATATTCGAAGCCAAATAAAACAATTGTTTTTTCTGAGATATATAATAGAAATAAGAGAGTACATTTCAAAATGTCTTCTAATGCTGCACTTCAAAGATTAACTAAGAAAAAAGGTGATAAATTATCTAAATTTTTAGGAATAGATTCGAGCCCCAGTACTCGGCTAATTGCTAATATGCAAGCAAGAATTAACAATCCTCTATTTGAGCTCAGCATTAATGATTATGAAGCTATGTGTGGTAACAAGATGATGATTAAAATGATGGCTAAAGTACTTGGTTGTGAAGAGAAACAGCTCAAAAAGTTCTGTAAATATATCAATGTCTTCGCAGAGAATATCAAGTCATCTCCAAAATCTATTAAGAACAAAATAATTTCTATAAAAAATATTAAGGCATCAAAAAGGAGAGGAAGTCTAAATTTATTACCCGATGATGTCTATAGTGTAATTGTAGAACAATACAAGACTATTTTCAAAATAAATTATGTATTAAAAGATTGGGTAACAAATGATAAATTATATTGGGATTTTTTATCTATTAATCCAAATGCAGTAGAATTATTAAAAGCAAATCTCGAAAATATAGATTGGGATTTTTTATCAATGAATCCAAATCCAGAAGCTATAGAATTATTAAAAGCAAATTCTAATAAAATAAATTGGGGATATTTATCACAGAATCCTAACCCAGCTGCAATAGAATTACTAAAAGCTAATCCTAATAACATAGATTGGTATTATTTATCAAAGAATCCTAATCAAGAAGCAGTTGAATTATTAAAAGCAAATCCTGAAAAAATAGAATGGGAATCGTTATCAATGAATCAAAACGGAGAAGCAATAGAATTATTAGAAGCAAATCCTACTGAAATAGAGTGGCAATTGTTATCAATAAATTCAAATCCTAAAGCAATAGAATTATTAAAAGCTAATCCTGAAAAAATAAATTGGGAATATTTTTCTTTAAATCAAAATCCATATGCTATAGCATTATTAAAAGCTAATCCTGAAAAAATAGATTGGGAATTTTTATCAGAAAATCCAGCAGCAATAAAATTATTAAAAGCTAATCCTGATAAAATAGTATGGCGGTCTTTATCAGGAAACCCAGCTATATTTAATGAAATATTAGTGTAATTATATAATCATTAAATTATTTATTATTTTTACACATTAAGTAAGATATATTTCTTAAATATTTAATAGAATAACAGCAAATAAAAATACTAATGTCTTCAAGATTAAAGGAAATTGCTGAAAAAAAAGGAGACAT